TGAATAGTAGTTAATGAAATAGACTTAGCAGTAAATCTACCAGAAGAAGGATCTGGAGTTAATAAATAAATACCAGCTTTAGACCAGTAAACAAAGTTACCATTAACATTAACAATAGACTTAGGATTCTTAACACCATTGGTTGATACTTTACTTGTTTGGAAAGATGTAGCAATAAAGCCACCAGTATCTCCATAAACTTCCCATACGCCATTATCTGCAAAAACTAATAGTGATGCTTGGCTAGAAACAATCTTGACAATTTGAGTTGCTTCTGGAATCTGAATAGTACCACCGTCAGTAGTAACTAAATCATTAATATTAGAGTCTGTAGGGTCAGCTTCTTGATAACAAACACCTAGTTTATCATCTCCAGTAATAATACTAGTAAAGAATACATAACCACTATAGTTAGGAGATCTTGAGTCTCCTCCTGAAATAGCTGAATTAACTCCTGAATAGAATATACGACCTGCATAAGAGGCTACTGTAGAGAAAGCACCTGTTTCTTTATCTAAAGGTAAACCTGTTATACCTGAATTACCTTCTCTTTCAACTCCTCGGTTAAAAGCATCAATAATATAACTGCCTTTAGCAACTTGATAATTAGATGTAGAGTTTCTTTGTAGAGTTGTACCATCATACTTTTCAAAATCAGCTGAACTAGGATTAGTTATCTTACCAGTTACCCATTGATCAGCATTAGAAGGATAAACAGCTAATTGAGTAAAAGTGCGATCAATAGCATCTGCACCTGTAGTAGTTTGAACGGTTGGAGACCAACCTTGATTTCTTAAATTATATTTATGTTTAACTGTTAATGTAGTAGGTCTTTGATTAACTAAAAGATTATCGTCTACACCCCAGATATCTCTAACTTCAACTGTAATAGTTGATTGAGTTACAGTATCGGTACTTGAATTATAAGAAAGTAATATAGGATAGGTAAGATCTTCAGAAACAATAATAAGTTTATTGTTAATTGTAGAGGTTTCAATATCAGCGTCACCAAGACCTGCTAAAGTTATTGAAGATCCACCATTGAGTAGATTATCACTAGGAGCACTTGTAAGTAGATCAAGGAACCATAGTTTATCTAGAATACGAACAACACCTATAGCTACTGTGGTATCACCACCTGGCATATCCCATTTATGAAATGATTGCTTACCTGTAGCTAAAGAACTAGCAGTAAAACCTGTAGACGTGAGAGCATATCCTCCTTCGTAGTCTAATCCTAGACGTCTAGATCTAGAACCATTACGATTAAGGACGAAGTTTTCTTCATCTATAGAAGCATTCTCAGGGTATGTAAGAGGACTAGCCTCAGTAATTAATCCCTTGGTAAATGATCTATAGATCTTCTCATTACCTACAGCCATTACTACTCCTTAGATTCGAGTTTTACTTTTTTAGTTTCTTGTTTTTCTAAATACTTATTAATAGCTGTTTCAGCAAAGACTTCATTAGTAAAGATACCAGTTAACTCTTCTGGTAATTCACCACCAGAACCAAACTGAATCTTGTATTGTGCAGAAACTTTATCTCTATAGATCTGTATTTCTTTTCCGTTAGGAGTTGTGTATGTCTTCATTATTTCTTTTTCATTTTCTTAAGAGTTTGAGCTAATCTAGCACGTTGACCCATCTTACCTGGTTTCTTAGCTGCAGCTGCAAGTTTAGCTGCTGGAATTGTCTTACCTTTTTTTACTCCTAGAGCTTCTCTTAATGCTCCTGGTTTTTTGATTGCTTTTTGAATCCACTTTTCTGCCATTTTTCTTTCCTTTCGAGTACTGTTGAGAGTTAATAAATGCTGGAGTATTACTAGTTAGCATTACCATTAGTAACGTCCTCTTGAATTAGGTTTACGACCATAGTTAGGATATTTAATACCATTACTAATCTTCCAAGCTTCTTGACTCATCTTACGCTTTTGACTTACTGAGATTTGTTCTGCCTTAGCATTAGGTAATTGTTTAAGAGTTAAGAATGAAGCAGACTTAGCCTCATTAAGTAGATAAGTAAACATTTGTACTGGTAGATCTGGAGTAAATGTATCTGATAGAGTAAATACTACAGAACGTTTACCATGGCATTGAGTCTTACTATTTTGTAAACTAGACTCTACAGCAGAGTCATAAGCATCAAATACTAAATAGTCATCATCAAAAGATGTAAAATAAGATGGAGCTCTATCATCATAAACATTGATCTTAATACCTGTAGAATCGGTTACTACTGTAATCTTAGAATCTGTACTTAATCTTTGATCAGTAATATCTAAGAACTCTTCAGGAGTTTTATATTCAATCTTTGTAAATCTATTACGAGTTTCACCAGATTTAGCACAATTATATTTAATCCATTTAAGATCTATAATTGTTTCAGGTAATCTCATATGAGTAGGTCTAGAAACAGTACCACTAGTACCTAGTTGAAATAATTCATATAACCATGGATAGTCTTTACCATCTACAATATTGTAGTAAGATGATTTAACAATTTGAGCTACTTGAAGAGATTCAACGCTATCATTAATAGAGTTAACTTCGTCTGAATCCATATCAGACATAATGTCTTGTACAATCTCAAGTAGTGTCATCTTAGCCATGATGTACTCCTATAGTTTAACAGCAGATAAACCTGCTTCAATAACTGTGATTGCTGTTGAAGAAGATGTACCATCTCCACCAACATACATAGATAATACCTGATTAGCTGTAGCTGTTACTAAACCTGTAGCTGAGATATGTAGTTTATCAGAGCCATTAGATGTTTTAGCTACAGTTAAAGTTCTACTACTATTTGTACCATCTAAGTTATACTTAAAGTTATAGACTGTACCTGAAGCAATAGCAGCAGTACTAAATTGACACCAGAAATTGATCATATAGGTACCAGCCTGAGTTAATGTAATAATACCAGTGCCTGCACCTAAAGTTAATATGTTAGATACTCCTGCTGTCCACTCACCTGTTGGATTGAGTTTAGCATATGCAGAAGATCCTGAAAGAGTTTGTGACGTTACGCCAGCATCTATATAGATTTCACCGTGTACTTTACCTGATGGGTATTCCCAAGAACCTGATCCTGTTCCATTGGCTACATAAGCCTTACCTGCAGAGGCTGTTGCAACCCCTTTTGGTTCGTGGATGTCTGGATCTGTAATTAATTTGTGCTGTATCGTCATTTAGAATTCCTTAGAGAAAGGGAAAGCCCCTACCTATGTAGAGGCTATACCCAGTTTGCTACCTAGTTCTTGTCATAAACATACTCAACAACGATGCGACCAGCACCTGTGAGTAAGTCTGCAACTGTAGGAGCTACAACTAATTCACCAGCTGATGAACCAATTGTTTTACCAACCAAAGCACCGCTACCAGTAATTACGTTACCAGCAGTACCAATTGCTGTTTGTGTTGCATTGGCTGCAGTAATTAAACCGTCAGCGTCAATAGCTACACCAGCAGCAGTATACAAACCAACATCTAAGTCAGTTGTTGTAGATGTAGAAGTAAACGCTACATCAACATATAATGTTGCTGAAACAATTGTTGCATTAGCAGGAAGTTGGAAGTGAAGAGCACCAGAACCATAGTTAGGAAGATCATTGTAATCAAAATCCCAAATTGCAGATTTTACAACACCTTCTTTAGTTGATTGTTGGCCACCAAACTTACCGTTTGTAGTACGAACACCGTAGTAATTAGCTACGCCTCTTTTACCGTCGATTTCAAAACCCATGTTATTCTCCTTAGTATGTAGAACCGCTAGTTAAAATAACACCAAGTGTGTCAACACGTTGGGCACCAAAACCGAAACGAGAAGTAACTTGATACTTATCAGCACGTTCTTCGTTGTCTCTCCAACCTTCAGTCTTAGGAGCACGTCTCCAAGCATGCATGATTGGTTTTGTTGAGTCATCATACGCACATAAATACGTTAGCTACGTCACCAATTTCCGCTGTATCGTTTGCTAAGCCATATGAAGAAGCGTTTAATGCTTCTGTAGCTGTCTTAACTGGTAAACGATTAGAAGTCCAGATGTCGAAACCAAAGATGTTTTTAACAAATTTATGGTCTTTAGCAAAACCTTCTGTAACAATACCTTCGAACATTGGGTTGTTAGATACGTTAACTAAGTTAGAAATGCTATTTAATGTTGCTTCAACGATTGGATCAACAATAGCGATACGACCTGCTGCAGGAACATTAGCTTTATCAAATGCTAATTTCATAGCAATGAAGTCAGATAATGTCATAACGCGTGTTGATGCTGAAGCACCACCAGCTACCCAACGATGTGGACGGCCGTTAACTAAGTTAACATTAGCGTTAGTTTGAGCAGCGTTAGCTACTGATAAGAAACGTGATTCATGGTTTTCACCAAGAGCACGTGTTGATTCCATTGCACGCATAGACATTAATGAGTCTACTTGAGCACCATCTTCACGGAGGTCATCACTAACTTTCCATGCGTCACCAACGTAGTCAGTGATAGCAAGTGTGATAGTACCTGTGTCGATAGGGTTAAAGTTTAATGGTGTATCTTCAGCTGCATCTTGAATTGATACTGTACCAACTGTTTTGATGTTTAAAGTAGTGCCAGAACCAAAGTCTGATACATCTCTCCACATACCTTCAGGTAGTAAGAAATCATGTAAGTTATCAAGAATAAACTGTGAATACTGTTGTGCCTCAATAAAGGCAGTTGTATTGCTAGTTAATTGTGACATGTTTTTTCCTTATTATTGTGATAAATTTAATTTAGCTTTTTCGCCAGCGATCTTCCAGGCATTGACTAAATCTTTAGTAGTAGCACCCTGCTTAACTCTAGCTGATAATTGGCTAGGGTCAACTTTTTGACCTAGTGCTTCTGTGTTAACTGAACTAGTTGGCTTACCTGCTACAGGAGCAGATGTACTTTCTAGACCAGCAAGCTTTAGTACAATCTTGGGAGAACTAGCTGCCAAGTTATTTAATTGTTGGACAGTTAATCCACTTTCTTTAGCTACAGAGTTATAGACTTCTTCAGCTTTAGATCCATACTTCTCAGTAAACTTAGACGCTACTGTATCAGCATTAGATTTAGCTGCTTTCTGTCTCTCTTTAACTTCGAGAGTTTGATCAACTAATTGCAATAATTTATCTTGATCAAATTCAGTTCCAGCAGGGGTAGCCTGTGGTTGAATTCCAGACTTAATTTCATCTAGTAGTTCTTCAGTAGTTCTACGTTTAGCTAGTTCCTCACGAGCAGCAGCAAGTTCAGACTCAAGAGTTTGAATATGCTTTTGAGCATGTGGTACTGATTTTAACGCATCTTCTACAGAATTGTACTTTTTACCATCACCTACAAAATCAGCAGCTTCTGTCGGAATCTGGAATTGTGGTTGTTGGTTATCTTGGTTCTGAGCCTCGTTGGTACTTGGTTCAGTAATTTTATTGTCTTCAGACACTATTTTTCTCCTTTGTCAGGTAATAAAGACTGAAGTTTAAGAAATGCTTTTTGGAAGCCTAATTGATAAGCTTGATATTCAGCCCAAGAAGGAAGAGAGAAATTCTCTTCATCTACACATTTACGTCTAGACAATTCAACTTGGTCAGTGATATACGCTTTAAGTAAATCGAAAACTTCTTGTTTTGATAAGCTTTTAGCTTTTTCAGATTTTAAATCCATACACTAATT